GTAGGGTAAATTATGATAAAGGAAGTTCCCCATGGCTAACACGTTCACCTCCTATGTCGCGAAAGACGTTGGCACCTCCGCTGCCACGCTTCTGACGGTTGCCTCGTCAACGGTTGACACCGTCCTCGGCCTGTCAATTGCGAACACAACGTCCGCTGGCATCACGGTCGATGTCTACATCACCCGCTCGGCGGTGAATTATTACATCGTCAAGGGCGCCTACATCCCCGTTGGCCAGACCTTCATCATGTCGGGCGGTGACCAGAAAATTGTTCTTGTAACCGCAGATGTTCTGAAGGTGGTCTCTTCTGCCGCAGCATCGGCAGATGCTATTGCTTCCGTCCTTGAGATGACCTGATAGGAGAGACGGATGCCATCAAGCACTGGATATCTGAGGTCAGTCCCGCAGCAGACGCAGCCAACAGGCGGCGCTGGCAACAAGGCGTTCTATGAGAACGACACGACTGTCGCTGTGGATTACACAATCACGACTGGGCAAAATGCGATGACCGCAGGCCCAGTGACGATCAACCCCGGCATTACCGTCACGGTTCCGTCCGGCAGCTACTGGAGCATTGTCTGATGCCCGTCTCAATTAAAGGTTCTGGTGGTGGCTCGGTCACCCTCGATGCGGGCGCCGCAGCCTCTACGACAACGCTGACGCTTCCGAATGTGAGCGGCACTGTTTTGCAGTCTGGCACTGCTGTGACAGCAGCGCAGGGCGGCACGGGTCTGACATCGCCGGGAACTTCCGGCAACGTGCTGACATCCAATGGGTCTGCTTGGACCTCTGCCGCTCCTGCAACTTCTGTCATCAACGTCCAGACCTTCACATCGTCCGGCACTTGGACGAAGCCAGCCTATGCTGCTGGTAGCCGTGTGCTGATTGAGGCATGGGGCGCTGGCGGTTCTGGCGGGAAAAGCACAGGCTTGGGGGCTGGCGGTGGCGGTTATAATTATCGCTGGCTTACTCTCTCTCAGATGGGTGCAACTGAAACTATCACCATTGGTGCTGGTGGCGCTGCCAAAACTACCAACGGCTCTGGAAACGCAGGCGGCACAACAACTGCTGGATCATTGGTTTCCGCTTATGGCGGCGGTGGTGGTGGTACAGGAGGCGGCGGCGCAACTGGTGGCGGCGGCGGTGGTCAACTGACAGCAGGAACAGTGGGGCAAGCCGCAGGGATAGCCCAGCCGGGTAAGCCATGGATTTTGACCGCTTATGATAGCGGCAGTGGCTTTGCTTTCTATCAAGGGGCAGGCACAGACAACGGCGGCTCCAGCGGTACTTGCGATGCCTTTTATCATGGTGGTGGTGGTGCAAATACCCAAACTGGTGTTGCTGCTGGTGTTTCAGTTTGGGGCGGCGGCGGGGGTGGCTGTTCTTCAGTAAATACCACTGGCGGGGCATCTAGGTATGGCGGCAGTGGCGGCGCTGGCGGGACAGCAGGGACTGCTGGAACTCAGCCCGGAGGCGGTGGAGGTGGTTCAACATCAGGCAACTCCGGCGCTGGTGGTGACGGTCAAGTCATCATCACTGTCTTCCCGGCGTAAGGAGCGAACATGACAACCTATGCTGTGGTCGTAACTGCGACAAACATCTGTGACAACGTGGTGGTGTGGGACGATGCTTTTGGCCCGTGGACACCGCCTGCTGACCATTACACTGTTGACATTGACGGGTTGGAAGTTGGCATCGGCTTCTACTACAACCCTGCCACGCAAGTGTGGACGGCTCCTCCGTCTGTCATCGCATCCTTCTCTCCTGCGCCGATCTTCCTGTCGCAATCAACCGTGCTGACTTGGACAACTGAGAACGCAACAAGCGTGACGGTGAATGGTGCTTCGGCTGATCTGAATGGATCGCAGAGTTTCACGCCTGACAAGATTGGCAAGTTCTCTGTGACTGTTGTTGCCACTGGCTTGGCTGGATCGGCCTCAACGACAGCCACTGTGACCGTTGTCGCCACTCAATCGGAATTGGTGATCTAACATGTCAACGCTCAAGACAATCAACGTCATCCACCCATCTGGAACGACGAATAACATCGTGACCGATTCCAGTGGCAACGTGGCGGTTGGCAACAACCTCACTGTCACAGGTACAGCTACCATTGGCGGCACATCTGTTGTTGCTGTTGCGCCCGGTACGTCTGGCAATGTTCTGACATCAAATGGCACTGCTTGGACAAGCGCGGCTGCTGCGGCTTCCGGCTTCTCCAACATGCAAGTGTTCACAAGCACTGGCACGTTCACCGTTCCTGCTGGCATCACGAAGGTGAAGGTTACGGTTGTTGGCGGTGGCGGCGGCGGCGGTGGTGGAAACTGGTCCAGCGGCGCTGGCGGTGGCGGCACAGCTATTAAAACTATTTCTGGACTAACACCCGGCGGCACCGTTGCAGTAACTGTCGGAGCCGCAGGAACAGCTCCCTATGATGCCAATGGTGGCACCGGAGGGACGTCTTCATTCGGCGCTTATTGTTCCGCAACTGGTGGCGCGGGTTCAAATAGAACCACATTTTTCCCCGGTCTTGGTGGTATTGGCTCCTCTGGTGACTTAAACATCAGAGGGTCCGCTGGTCAGGTAGGTAATGCTACTGACGTTGCTTCAGGATGTGGCGGGAACAGTTTTCTTGGTGGCGGTGGGGGGGTTACTGGAAATAAAGCTACGGGCGGATGTGGCGCTTATGGTGGCGGTGGCTCTGGCGCTGTAAACATTCAAGGTTGCGTTGGCGCGGCTGGTGTCGTGATCGTGGAGTATTAAGATGAAAGAAGCTCTCATCTCCCCGACCGAAAAGGTCTACAAGTACGATGGCACTCTCTTGGGTGATCGTGTGGCTGAAGTCACTACGTCTCCATTTGAAGTTGCAGCTCCGTTATTCTGGGTGGCTTGTCCAGACGATTGTGTCGCTGACCAGTGGTACTACGACACAACGACATACGTCTGTGAGCCGATCCCTGTGAAGCCTGTTACTCCTGCGGAATAACCAATGGCAATCATCCTTGATACCACCACAGGCATTACAGGGGGGGCCGTAAACCTTGCTGCGGGAACGGCAACGATCCCGCCGCTGGATTTTACGGCAGGCACAAACCTGACAACGGCTGTCTCTGGTGCGATGGAGTATGATGGCAAGGTTCCGTATTTCACGCCGCAGGGTACGCAGCGCGGCATTGTGCCGGGTATGCAGTTTTACCGCTTGAACGCCGGATACGACTTTACTTCTGGGACCACTTCTGTGGCGATGTATGGTGTTGGCGTAACGCTCTCATCATCAACCGTGTATGCCTTTGAAGGGTTGTTTGTCCTGTATAGGGCAACTTCAACTACCGCCTCATCAAGGTTGAATTTTGCGGGAACGGCAACGCTGAATAACATTCTATACCAAACTCACTCAGTGTTTGACCCCGGCACGATCCCTCTGGTTGACAGCAATAACAACATTGCCGTCATCAACACTGCTGCCGTGACAGCGTTCACGATCAGCGCGTCAGTGAACACGATTACCGCGTTCATCACAGGCACCGTTTCTGTTAACGCGGGCGGCACGTTCATCCCGCAATACTCACAGTCTGCCAACGGTGGCACAACCACCAATCAGGCCGGTTCTTATTTCAGAATTTATCCAATCGGCACGGCTGGTTCTAACACCAGTGTCGGAACGTGGGCTTAACATGGACACGCAAGCAATCTTCAATTTGATTGGTGGCGCAGCGATTGCAGCTGGCGGCTGGTTCGCGCGTGAGCTGTGGGGCGCCGTGAAAGAGCTGCGCGCCGACATGCACAAGATCGAAGTTGATCTGCCCAAGACCTATGTCGCGAAGGATGACCTCGACAAGCGCATGAAGCACATCGAAGACATGTTCCAGCGCATTTACGATAAGCTCGACGGCAAGGCTGACAAATGAGCACGACAGAAGAGAAGCAAGAGAAGATTGCCCTTGAGATGGCTGCAAATGCCAGCAAGGGCGCGCTGGTCGAGAAGATCGTGTTCGCTGGCGTCCCGATCCTGTTCTCTTGCGTTGTCTACCTGATGAACGCTCTGTCGAACGCCAATAGCGAAATCATTCAGCTCAAATCAAAGATTGCGGTCGTTGTGAACGCCGATAACAAGGCTATCCCGCCACAGGGCACGACAATCGACATGGCTCAGATCAGAGAGCAGCTGAATGACAAGATTGACCGCGTTGAGCGTGACGCTGCTTTGGCCCGCGCCGCAATGACGCTGGACCGCGAAAAGTCGATGGCTGCTATTGAGAAAAGCCGAATGGACATGACGGCTGACGCTGCTGGCGCCCGCGCTGCCATTCGGTTTGACATGATGAAGGGGATTGCTGATCTGGAAAAACGCATCAGCCTTCTTGAGCATAAGAAATGATCACCACCAAGGTGGTCCTCATTGCTTGGATGCTAGACCTTCAGTCGGCAGGTGTTTTGTACTTTATGCCCATCACAGTTCTTCCAGACGAGGCTACATGCCAAAAGACGCTGGAAGATTTGAAAGAGACGCATAAAAGAGGTTACGCATACAATCTGGTGATCAGGGGGGCATGTCTCCCAGCCAATGTGGGAGGCTAAGATGGATTTGCTGAAGGCTGTTGGCCCTCTTCTGGGACAGGTCGCCCCGACAATCGCAACCGCCATGGGCGGCCCTCTGGCTGGCCTCGCCGTCAAAACCCTGTCCAATGTTCTGCTCGGCAACGAAGAAGGCTCTGAGGCCGATGTGGCCAAGGCAATGCAGAACGCAACGCCTGACCAGCTCGCCGACATCAAGAAGATCGACGCAGACTTCAAAACCCGCATGGCAGAGCTGGAGATCGACCTTGAGCGCATCAGCGCCGGTGATCGAGACAGCGCCCGCAAGCGCGAAATGGAACTCAAGGACCACATGCCAAAGATTCTGGCTGCTGGCATTACGGTTGGCTTCTTTGGCTGCCTGTTCTGGATGTTCGTCTACGGCGTCCCCAAAAACGGCAACGAGGCTCTTCTGTTGATGCTTGGCGCCCTCCAGACCGCATTCACAGGCGTGATCGCCTATTATTTCGGTTCATCTTCTGGCTCAAAGGCCAAGACGGACCTGATGGCAAGCAAGGAAAAGTAAGATGGATTTCACCGGCGCAGCTCGCAAAGCAACCCCAGAAGAGATCGACCAGATCGCCGAAGACCTTAAGGTTGAAGCCGCCGCCTTTCGTGCAGTGATCACGGTTGAGGCGGCAGGATCTGGCTTCGACAAAGCAGGTCGCCCCAAGGCCCTGTTTGAGCGCCACCACTTCTACAAGCACCTCAAGGATGCACCGGGCCTGCGGTCCAATGCAGAGGCTGAAGGGCTGGCGTATCCAAAGTGGGGCACCAAGCCCTATCCGAAGGGCTCAGACGCCGTCTACGCAGAGATTGAGCGTGCCTGCGCCATCGACGAAGAAGCAGCCCTGCTGAGCACCTCGTGGGGCCTCGGCCAGATCATGGGTTCCAACTACAAGATGGTTGGCTGCTCATCGGTGCAAGAGATGGTTTCTGAAGCTTGCGAATCAGAAGCCGGTCAGCTCCGCCAGATGGGCGCCTTCATCAAGGCGGCTGGTTTGCAGGACGAGCTGATGAACCGCAACTGGGCTGGTTTTGCGCGCGGATATAATGGCCCCGCCTATGCGCAGAACGCTTATGATGTTAAGCTCGCTCAGGCTTACGAGAAGATTTCCAATGGCTGAGAATATGACCTTTGCCTCCCTCAAGGAGGACATGCGGCGATATCTGGAACGCGGCTTCACGCCTGCGTCCGACCAGATCGTCTATGAGCAGCTCCCCCGCCTGATCAATCTGGCGGAGCGCAGGATCGCGCGTGAGCTGAAGGTCGAAGGTCTTATCACCGTTGTGACTTCCAACATGCAGGCTGGTCTTGCGGTTTATCCCAAGCCCGACCGCTGGCGCTCGACGGTGTCGTTCAATTACGGCGCGGGGGATCAGGGCAATGAGTACACCCAGCTATTCGCGCGCTCCTATGAATATGTGCGTGAGTATTGGCCAGACCGCACTCAAACAGGCGCACCCCTATTCTACGCCGAGTATGATTACAACAACTGGATCGTCTCACCGACACCAGATGATGATTACCCATTCGAGGTTCTCGTCTACCAGCTGTTGCCGCTCCTCGACGATGCTAACCAGACAAACTGGCTCACCGATTACGCACCGCAGCTGCTCTTGTATGGTGCTCTTCTCGAAGCAACGCCGTTCTTGAAGAACGACGAGCGCATCGGCGTCTGGCAATCTATGTATGACCGCGCCGCACAGGCGCTCAACGGCGAAGACCTGTCGAAGATACTCGACCGCTCCGCTCGTCGCTCGGAGGTCTAAATGACAACCTATACCGATGTCTTTGGCGGCACGAACATCTATCCGTCAGACGTTTCATATCTTGGGTTCAACCTGACCTCGACAGACGTTGTTCTGGCGTGGCCGTTGGAAACCAATTCCAACACTGATGCGTATGATTATGTCGCCGCGCGCATCATGAATGTGAACTCGACCGGCACCAGCCGTAAGGTTTATTTGCCTGCGGCCAATCAGGCGTCTGTTGGCGAATGCTTCCTGTTCAACAACACAGGCAACACCAACTTCACTGTCGTGGGCAGCACAGGCACGACGATCTGCAACGTGGGGGCTGGGCAGCTCTGGCAGGTCTACATGACCAGCAACAGCACAGCCGCTGGTGTTTGGTCTGCGTATCAGTTCGGCGCCACGACATCGACGGCGAACGCTGGCGCACTTGCTGGCGCTGGTCTGAAGGCTATCACGACCACGCTCAATCAGGCTTTGACCGTCACCACGCTCAACTCAGCCTACACGATTGGCACGAACGACCGAGCCGTGTTCTTCAACTGGACTGGCGCGACAGGCACCATTTCACTGACCGCAGCAGTCACGTTGGGATCTGATTGGTTCTGCTACATCCGCAACAGCGGATCGAGCAACATCACAATTGATCCAAACAGCTCTGAGCTCATCAACGACGAAGCAACGCTGACGATTGCTCCAGAAAACTCATGCTTGCTGATCTGCGATGGCACTGGCTTCTACACGATGGGCCTGTCGCAGACGGGCGCTTCGTCGTTTGATTATCTTGCCATCGACGTGTCCGGCACCGGCAACTACACGCTCTCGACCTTTGAGCTGAACCGCGTCTCTTACAATCTATTCGGGACGCTGACAGGCAACCGCAACATCATCGTGCCTGCGACCGTGCAACAGTATTGGATCACCAATGCTACGACTGGTTCTTTCACGCTGACAGTGAAAACAAGCGCTGGCACAGGCATTACTGTCCCGCAGGGCGAAGCGCAAATCCTGTACTGCAACGGCACTGACGTTGTGCAGGGTCAGACAAGCGCTGGCATCTCTACGCCGATTCCGATTGCAGACGGCGGCACAGGCGCGACAACCGCATCTGGTGCGCGCGTCAATCTTGGCGGCACATCGACAGGCATTGCTCTCTTCACCGCTGCTGACGCAGCAGCTGGGCGTACAGCCATTGGTGCTATCGGTGCTGATGAAGCGGCTGACATCGCAATCATCTATGCAGTGGCGCTCGGCTAATGGCAGCATCCCCCTACATCATCAAATCACTGCCGGGCATCAAGCGCGATGGAACGCGCTTTGAAAACGGCTTCTATGTTGATGGTCAGTGGGTGCGCTTTCAGCGCGGCCTGCCGCGCAAGATGTGGGGCTATCGCCGCATCAGCAATGAAATGCCTGAGATCAGCCGTGGCTTGAACGCGTTCAACCAAGATGGAACTTTGCATCTTGCGTCTGGCAGCGCGAGCTATCTGACGCAGTTTGAGATCAACCAGAACGGCCTCGTAACAGCTATCTATGATCGCACGCCGATTGGTTTTACTTCAGACGATAGGCACCTTTGGACGTTTGACACCAGCTACGATTCTGTTGGTGTTGCGCCGGGCTCTTATCTTTTGGCGCACCCCGGCCTCAATCTGGCTGAGATCGACTCAAACGCAACCGCAACTCTTTACTGGGGCCTCGTCAACGATACGGTCGATCTTATCGCCAATTCCGCACCAGCCGTTTCTGGCGGTGTGATCAGCCTTTATCCATATGTGATGGTGTACGGCTCTGACGGTTATGTTGCTTGGAATGTCCCAAA